GTATTATATTTTGCTGGACTTACAATGCCTTCAAATTTTAATTTCATTCCATTTGAAAGTTCATATCCATTATTCATGGTATATGTTTTTCTGCCTATTATTTCTTCTTCAACATTTATTTCACTGTTTTCTTCTATGTTTAATATTTTGATTAAACCACTTGCTTCAATATCAAGGTCATTCATGTAATACAAGTAAGGCGGTGCATCTAACGGAACAGTAAATGTAACTACTCCTTGCTCAACTTTTTGTTCTGATAAACCTTTGTTGTACAAATTATCATCTGCGATTCTACTAGTATTTCTAATAGCAAATGGCATATCATCTGTGTTAATATTAAATGTATACGTTTGTCCACGATAAAGTGTAAGAGTAGGATTTGGTGTAGGTGTATCGTCGTCAAATGCATATGCAATATTGTCAACATTATCTACTTTTGTCACACTAATTGTTGATTGCAAATTTCGAGGTTCGCCAATTACAGTAATACTGTCTGGGCCGTTTGGTAGCCAATAGTATTCGCGGAAGTTAGTAAACTTATCCCAATCAATATTAGGATTCCATGCATAATATTCTTGTGCATTTAGTTTACTATGATCTGTAACATTTCCTTGTCTTACTTTAATACTGTTGACATAGTCATTATAATCAGCATAATAGTTTACGTTGTCAAGGTCATCTTCAATTACAACTGCTGGTTCAAGTTGATAATTTGATCTTTCATCACTTACATCACCAATATAGTTGTCTATTGTTTGGTTGTATGCTTTAGATGATTTGCGTCCAAAATAACCGTCAATCTTTTCAACTACACCAGGTTGGGTAAGTTGATCTAATGTGCTGGTTAGAAATTTTTGGTTTGCTACTGTTCTAAAGTACTTAGGAAGCAACTCATGACTTCTACGCTTTTTATTGTTTTTTCCTAAAGGAATATTAAATTCATCATTGGCCATTAGTAAGCACTTCCTCCGCTACCGCCGCTAGATCCGCTACCGCTATTGCTACTTGAACTGCTACTTGAACTGCTACTTGATAGTCCTACATTTATACTACTTTGCACACCAACTGGTGCTGTAATAGATGTTGTAACAATGTCGCCGTTTTCTGCTTTAATTCTTGTTGCTGTAATACTATCAATTATTTCTACATTATCTACTGTTGCTCCACTTACAAAAATTTCATAGTCTTCTGCTTTAATTTCGTACAGGCTACCAAATGCTTGAGAATCTTGTGTTGGAACAATAACAATGTTTGCTATATCAGGTGCAGTTGCATTCATGATATATGTTGCAAGTTCTGTAAAACTAAAGTTATCACCAAAATCCCAATTATCTAATGTAAAGAATTGATTAATTGCTTGCACAACTCTTGTTTTAATATCGCTATCGTTAGTTACTTGGTCTGGATTTTTAACTATTTTAAATTTTGCTTGCACGTCTTCAGTTGCCTTATTTCCAAATAGTACTTTGTATCTAACAGGGTGATAAATGATTTCATCACTCACTGATTTCTTTTTATTAATTTCTGCACCGTAAGACAAAAATAATTCATCACTACTTGGCGGCAATGGTTGTGTAGGTATACCACCTTTAAGCCATTTTCTAAAGTTTGTATCGTACTGTCTTGTTAGTATATATGTGTCAATAATATTACTTGAACTAGGATCGATTCTACTATTTTCATCTGCACTGTGAACATACTGGAATCTTAAATTTGCTCTACCTACAAAGGCTTTATAACTTGCACTTATAGTAAGCACTGTTCCATTAATATATTTAAATGCATTAATGTCTGCAATATAAAATACTTGGCCGTTATCATATTGACTATACGCACCTATATCAGTTTCAGTAGCAACAATTTTTACACTATTACTATTATCATAAACAAATATATTGCTACCTTGTGACGAGTTAGTTTTCTTTAGTATAATATATTTTTGTAATGGATTAACTAATTCATCAACAACATTTTCAAAAATGTCTGGGTCATCAACTACACCGTCGTCGTTTTTGTCGTAAAAACCTGCTTCAATTTTTTTACTATTAACATAACCGTCAATGTCTCTAAACTCTTTAACAATTTCCCAAATAATACCGTTAGTATAAGGAGCTGTTGTGTCTGGCTTAGTATTAATACTTAATAACTCAATTTTATCTTTAATTAATTGACTAGTTTTATTGTCATAAATTTTCTTTGTGCTATCGAAGTAAAAGTTTACTTCGTTATCGCTTTCAAACACATATCTTAAACTACGCTGTGTAATTGTATACGATTCGCCATTAGTTTCAAACAATAATAACCAACTTGAGTCAAGTTCAGCATTACTAATATCCCCTGCTTTACCATTACTAAAATCGCCTGCTACATTTAGATTTTCTTTTGTAATAACACGCCATTCTCTTACAGGTTGATCATAACGTAATCCAAAAGTTTTGTAAGCAAATACTTGATCGATAATTTGTGTTTTAACATCTGTAGATAGGAATCTATTTAATTTTGGTCTTACTTCTTGTAGTACTGCTCCTGTTGGAACTACATCGTTAAATGTAATAGGTCCAGATCCGTCTGTTTGTACTTCAGTTCCGTTGCCAACTACACTAATAACTCTTAACCATTTGTAAGTACTCGATCCTGTATGATCCGCTGAACCAAGCATAGAAGTTCCGTCCGGCATAAAATGATATCCAGGCGCTGGAGTAAATTTAACTAGGCATCCTGGTTCAATATATCTTAACGCACCGCCAGTAAACGATCCAACTTGATACTTTTCATCATTGGTGTCTATCAAATAACCTGTACTAGCATTTGTTGATTTGCTGGATTGTACAAGTGTGGCACCTAAGTCGTTAACAATAATTTTTGAATAGTTGCTGTTATAAAAATTATTAATATCTCTACTACTAAGTAAAGGCTGAATTAAATTTTCAATTTGACCTTCGATGTCAGTTTGTGAAGTAAATGTAAAACTGTATTTGTTTACATATTGTTCTTTATAAAGTACACCGTCATTGGCGTATATATTTGTACTAGAGTATTTTGCAGTTGGATCTTTTAAATCAAAGTATCTACTAATACCACTCGATGTACGATTAACACTTTTTGTTTTAATAATTTCTTGGCTAACCCCTAAAGGAACAACTTGATAATCTTCAGCTGTTATCATTCTGTCTTGTGAATAATATGTTTGCGGTGCAAGGTTTCTTATACTAGCACTTGTTTCACTTACACTTGCATTATCAATATTAGATTTTAATCCAAGGCCTATTGTTAGTGTTTCTCTAGTTCCTGCTTTACTTGTATAATCAATTGTTATACTAATGTTTACAAGATCTTCTGGTCTAATAATAAACTGTCTATTAGCACTTTGTCTATAATATATTCTAAATGAGCCTCTTGGTAAGTTACCAAAAATTCCGTCAGCAAATATTAAATTAATTCTATCATCAACTCTTGTTTGTACTGCATAAACATTACGTTTATCTTTTGAGGTTGAGTTGTATATTACGTTATTGCCAGTTGTTGAATCAACTTTAGACCAAAGCTGTGATTCAAATCCGATACTATTTAATTTGTACAACCAGACATCACTGTTATTAATGTTAGTTGCATCAATGTTAACAATTTGATTGCTTGTAGGATTATCAATTGTGAAAGATCCTGTTTGTGTTAATCCTTGTCTAAAGTGTACAAAGTAACCTGTGTTACTACTTCCGTTACCTTGGCCGTCTTCTCTGTATAAGAATCCTAAATTATTTCCAGGCAATGGAGCTTCTTCAACAATATTGCCAGCATTAATATTTGAACTTGTAACTTCAAATTGTGTATTGCTTCCGTTTACTGTTTTACTAAAACTATATGTTGGAACGTTAGTGTTTGTAGCATTAAAACGATATTGCTGTGTAAGTACACCATTAACTGTATCTGAGTTATTTGGTTTACCAATAATACCATTTTGAGGTAATGCTGAATTTAACGTTTTTGTAAATTGTTCTTGCCAATTTTCATTGCTAGGATCATTCCAAGTAATTGTTTGTCCAGAAAGATTTATTCCATTACTGTCAATAATAGATTCTGTACTTGATATGCTTTCTAGTTTTAATAAACCGTTTGCCGCTTGGTTACGCTTAGGATTGTATGAAAGCAAACGTGCAAGACGTAATACACTTTCTCTACGATCTGCAAGTTCAATAAAGTTTTCTCTAGCATTTAGGTCTGATCGGAAAGCAAGGTTTTGCCCGAGGAAAGCAATCAAATCTATAAGAGCTAGGTACTCTGAACTTTCAATATAATCGTTAAAGTCTTCTGGATAATTTTGACGTAGGTATCCTATCATCGCACGACGAAGATTGTCGAAATCGTATGATTTAAAGTCTGCGTTTCTAAAGCTCTGGTATACTTTTTTCCAGTCTTCAGCTAATAATAATCTGTTTTGTCTATCTGTTGTTGACATCTATTTTCCTCTTACAAACTATTTATTTGATTGAGAAAAGTACATACTTAATTCAGTAATCCATTACGCTCGTCAAACTGAAATTTTAGTTGTTCTGAGATGTTATATGGCAAGTAAGTAATATTGCACTCTATCTGTATTCCATGCTCAAAGCTGTCTACTATTATGTTTGACGCTCTAGTTCTAGGATCATAATTAACAATTTGTGTTACATTCTTCGCTATTGCTTCTTTTAGTGTTTCTGTTAGTGGTTCAAACAAGGCATCCCAAATAATACAACCAAATTCAGGATTTTCTAATCTTTCACCCTGTCTTATATGAAAATGATTAAGCAAATCTTGCTTTATAAGTCCTATATCATAAAGTGCAAAGGATTTGTTTGAATTGTTTACTGTAGATGTGCCCCTATATGCTCTAGATGGTACATTAGGCTTCGGCGCTTCGGGCGTTTCAATTTTAATATTTTTATATAAATCTTTTTCTACACTACTCATAACACTATTTAACCTATTATTACCTGCGTTGCACCCGTATCTCTCACGTGTCCGCAACTGTCTGCATCACCTTGTCTATTAATAGGAATGCCGCCTATTGTTACTAAAGCATTACCATTTGCAGTTACTGGTGAAGCATGTTCGCCAACACCATGACTTTCTATAGGATCGCCGTCTGTAGCAATCGGCTGTCCTCCTACAGATACAAGTGTTTGTTTTGTACTTGTTATTGCCGCGCCTGCATCATTTTGGTCGCCTAATCTATGTATTTGTCCTGGCATTATACTGTAGAATCCGTTCCTGCTGTTGCCGCCGCTGTACCATCAATAGGTACATTGTACTGATCGGGTATACTCCAATTACGTTTAATGCTTTTTACGTACTGACTTTTGCTGTTAAATTGATAATTAGAAACTTTTGCATTATTTCCTTGGTTTCCGCCGAGTACTTTAATAACACCGTTTGAAGTAATTTCTTGTACAAATCCAATGTGTCCGCCCGAACGTGTTTTTGATTTAAAAATAATAACGTCCCATTTACGTATTTGACTTGTGTCGCGCCAATCAACTTCGCTACCCCATTTATACCAACCTTGACTACTCATTGTTTTTAAAGTAGGAACTCCTGCTGTAAACAATGCCCAACTTACAAATGCCGCACACCATGCATATGCCATTTCACTACTATCTCTAGTGTAAGCGTTACCACATACTTTATAAGTTTCTAATATTCTTGGGTTGCCTGGATTTCCTCTTTCACGCCAGTCCTGTGTAAGTACATTTTTTAGCAAGGCATCTAACTTTTCCCATCCTGGACCTTCAGGTAAAGGACCTGGTGTAATATTAGGATCCATTGGAGGTAAATTACTGCTGTTAACATAGCCGCCGCCACTTGGGCCGCCGCCTGTTGGAGCTGGATAGTCTCCTTCTAAATCTAAATAATTGTATCTATTTGATTCAATTAATTCGTTCCAGCCTGCATTGTCTTGAATTTGTGCAGGATTTACTACTGGACTATTTGGTATTAAAATTTGACACATATTAAACTCCTATTGTCCTATTAGGATCTCTAATCCAGTCTGGATCATATCTTCCGTTTGCTAAAAACTTAGCGTTGTAATATCCTTGATCTTTAGGACGTCCTAAATTATAGCCGCCTTCTGTTCCAGCAATAGCAAATCTAAAATTACCTAATATTCCGCGACCAAAATCTTTGTAACGTTCTTTTAGGTATGCCGCTGTTACAGCAACGCTTGCTTCTACATCTGTTAATAGTAATGTAGGATCATCAACAATTTTAACACCAAAAGGATTATATTCTGAAACTAATGCTTCGTCTGTTAGTCCTGCTAATTTACCATAACGTTGGTAATTTGCTTTACCTGTTAATTGGATCAATCCTCTACCTATAAACTTGCCTCCGTCACCTGGTGATGTATTTCCCATGCCAGGTCCAATACTACTTGTATTACCATATACAAGTTCAAAGAATTGTGTTTTGTCTGCTTTAATTGTTGTGAGCTGTGAATCACTAACTGTACGTGCCGCACTAAAGATAGAGCGTATTCTATCATTACTTGTTCCGGCATAGCTAGATTCTGTTTTAAGCTGAAGTGCTGATTCTGTTTCAGCACATGCTATTGCTGAATAAACTTGTTCTTCTGTAAATCCTTGAGCTGACAGTGCCGCCGCAAATTTACGTGATAGCTCTTGTTTGCTAATTTTTGTTGCTGGCGGATCTGGTGGAATATCTGCCGCCGCTGTTGGGTCAAAACTGGAACTACCTTCAGGTGCTCCGCTACTATTGTAACTGTTTGGCACTGAGCCTGACTCAGTAACTGTTCCTGCTGGTCCACGCTTAAATGTATCAGGTGTACTAGGTGGATAAGTTTCACCTTGTTGATTACCTGCTCTAGTATTTGCATGTCCATATTTTATAGGATCCATATTTTCATGTTCAAACCACGGTTCGTGTTGTGGCACTCTAGATGTCGGTAATGCCTTTTCAGGTGGTGTAGGTGAAGTTACATATGGTGCCGCTGGTATGGTTGCAGAATCTGGAGCTGTTGGTTCAATATTTTGTATGTCAATAGTTGCATCACTTTTAACATAAACAATTCCTGTGCCTTTAATATTAAAACTTTCACCTGACGATAACCTTGTTTGTGCGCCAGCTTTAATATTAAAGTTTGTATCTGATTCTTGTTTAATATCGCCTAATGCTTTAATATCAATAGTTCCATCAGTTGACACTTTTATACTTGCACAAGACTCTATTCCTAAAGTTGTAGCACTTCCTATTGCCATATTACCTGTACTAATAAAACTTCCTTGTCCTTGTGAAGCCATCATTGTGTTGCCTTCAGAAAATGTTATCATGTCACTACTTGTGTTTAGTGTAATATCTTTACTTGCATTTACACTGTAGGTTGTTCCGCTTATAATATTTGTGCTGTCAAAACTACTTTGTTTAATTTTGTTTGCAACTACATTTAAATCTTGTCCAGCAGTTAAATTAATATCTCTATCTGCTGTAAAATTTAAATCTTGTTGTGAGTGTACACTTACACTATCAGCCGCATAAATGTCAATTTTACCATTTGATGTTAATTCTATCCATGCTGTACCTCTGCCATTAGCAATATAAATTAAATCTTCGGAGTTATGCATAAGGATCTGATGTCCTGTACGTGTTCGTAGTCTAACCAAATCACTAAACGGAAGTGATTGATCTCCTCCTGTTTCGCCAGCTTCTTTATTAACATACTGCATTGCTGTATCTTTAGGATGGCCTTTTCTAATTAATCTATGATCTCCGTCATCCATAGCAAATGAACTGCCACCTAATCTACTTCTATAATAATCAACTGCTTGACTAGTAGGTCCATATTTTCCTTTAGGTGCGCCTTGGCGTTTATCTAATGGTCCAGGAGTACTCCACCCAAATACATTACTAGGAACTTCTCTTCTAGCACCTGTTGTAGTTACACCTCGTATTTCGTCTTCAACTAATCCACTAGAGACAAGTTGATTAACACTATCAATATTAATTGGTTTTTTGTAACTTGTTGGATTTGGCCCTGTATTATTAAGTTTTTTATTATATTCACCTGTAGGTAATTTTTTACCTTTTAAATCCGATGGAGTGCTATCTGACGTAAGTGTTGTACTAGGATTTCCTGGTACCATAAAATTCATATATTCGTCTTGAATACAGCCAATCCAATATGCTTGGTTTAAAGAACCTTCTGCAAGTATTACTAAAACCTTTGTACCTGGATCAGGCGGTACTGCCCAAAATCCATAACTTTGTTGTGTTGAACGATAATCATCATTTCTTGTATTACTAGAAACATCACTTACACCATAAAAAGGCATAAGATATCTTGCTGTAATTATTTGACCTTCTTCGTTTGCATCGTTACCACTAAATGCATTAGTTTGTAATTCTACCCTTAGGTCTCCAGAATGCCTAGGATCAACGTGACTAATAACTTTTGCAACATATGGTCCTGGATTATCAATAGCTTTTCTTGCATAAGGGGTCCGTTTATTTACTGGCATTATAAACCGCCTCCGCTTTTAAGTTTTGCTTTAATACGTTTACGTTCTTCTTCAGTTCTTATTCCATTAATATAAATTTCTTTTTCTTCTGCGTTTGCAACATTACCTAGTTCGCCAGCTGTAAGATTACCGTTGCCGTCTGTATCTAATATCTTAAATGCTATTTCTTCTTTAGATGCTCCGGCGTCTTGCATTTCTGAAATTAGTTTTTCTTTAGCGTGTTTTACTGCAAGCAATGATTGTTTTTCGTCTGTTGCTACTTGAGTTAGCTGTTGATTCTTACGTCTAATCATTGCTAATTCTTGTGTAAACTGTCCACCACTAAAAGAACTTGTTAAAGTGTTTACCATATACAACCCACTAAAAGCATCAACGCCTACCGAATCTCCAAAGTCGTACATACCGTTTGACTTTATATCTATTGGTGTTCTAAAATTCAATCTAATGTCCACTTGTCCTGATTGGTAATCCATTGTAGTATCTGATGTTAAATTAAAAAATTCAGTTTCCTTAGCAGAGTAATTTCCCATACCACTATCTGCAAGATAATACGGATCTCCCCAAATCTTCATTGTAGTACTAATTAAGTCTACATCCGAATTGATTAAGGCATCATTGAAACGTCGGGCAATTTCAACTTTACCCGATTCTGATATTGCTCCAGCTGTTCCGTTTTCAGTTCCTAATGTAGTGTTTACTGATGCTCCGTCACCTTGTACATCTTGTGCCGCATTTGAAATAACATATTCCTCGTTAAGTTCTGACTCATCTTTAGATCCTGACAATGCACTTAAATCAGTACTTGCTTTATTTCTATTTGCTGTTGGACTAATTGCTTGGAAAAATGCATTTTGAAACTGTAGATTAAATTCTAAAACATCTGTATTTTTTCCTGTATACATATAATTGTATTCTCTAGCACACTGTCTTTCAAGTGCTTTATAACCGGAGTATGCTTTGTTAGGACTTGCAAATACACTTTGGTGTACTTTCCATGGAACAATTTTATATACAATTACTCTCGGCGGACGTCCTGTTTGTGCTTCTTGTTGTTTGTTATCTATGTTATAAATGTTTGCTTCAAT